TACACTTTATTTTATAAAGTGTTGCGTTAACAAACCCTTATGTTTATTAGGTTTTTACCTCTCAACAACACTTGCAACACTTTAAAAAAATTTTTGAAAAACTTTTTTTTTTTTTATTTTTTTTTTCTAGAGAAATCTAGTTTGATATAAAAAGTGTTGAAGTGTTGCGTTTTACATCTTATTGAGTATGTTTAAAAACTCTTCATTTGTAATAATATGTACAGATCTTAGTTCCTTGAACCAATCCAAAAAATTCTGCATTTTTTCTACTTTATTCATGTTAAAGATTCTTTATAACAGTTTTTACTACAATATCCATAGTCCGTATCAATAGGAGTTTGGCACTCCTCACATTCTCCTTCGTACTCACTATCTTTCAAGTGTTCGTGCAATTGGTTATCGAATGCTTCCATTAAAAAAATCTATTAGCTTGAAAATCTGCTTCTGTTTTCTTTTCTATCAAAGAAATTATTGCTTGCATCCCTTCAAAAAAGGATAATAGTTCTCTTGTTGTTTTGTCTTCTGCATGTTCTGCAGCCAGTTTTAATTGTGTCTCTCTTGTGATTTTCATGATTATTTACTTTACAATTAATGAGTTTTTAGTATAACTTACTTTAGGCATTTCAACTACTTCACCATCTTCTGTGCCTACAAGTAAATTTCTTTGCATAGCTAAATAGGCTTGTTTGCTTTTAGCTTCTACTTCTTTCTTTTGGTTTTCCAATTCTTGCCACTCTTCAATATGTTTGAAAGAATATCGAATGCCACCGTTTCTTTTTTCGAATGAGAAACCAGAATCTTGAAAAGTTTTCTCGGAGTATAGATCAGCCTCATTAAAAGCAATTTCTTCAATTTGCCTTATAGCTTCTGCATAAAGTGCTTGACACTTTTTTAAGTTCCCATAAGTAGAGAGGGCAGCAACGTTGCCCTCTTCTACTTCTGTTAAGAGATGCGCAACCTCTTGTTCACGCATCTCAAAAAAGAATTCCTTACTCATTAGAAGGGTACGTTTTCGATTTTATCCTCAACTAAAGCTGGTTCTTCTACTTTCGTAGCTTCATCTTTAGCAAGATATCCATCCATGTAGCTTTCTAATTCGTTGGCTTTTGCTTCTACTATCTTAAATTCGTAATCTGTTAAAGAAGTGTTGAATTTAAAGTTTGGTGTAGAATAAGAAACCATTCCTTTCTTGTGGTCTTCTGCATCCTCTATTGTTACCCATTCATCTTTCAATCTTTTCCAAGCACCTTTCTCAGTAAATTGAGACCACTTAGAAACTGCTGCACCTTTAAAAGAGATGTTTATTAAGTTTCCTTCTTTGGTTACTGCATAAATAGATTTGTTGTAATTACCACCAGCAGCATTAACTGCTCCTTTGATGTCTGAATAAGTACCCTTTGCAATCACTCTACCTTTGAAAGTTTTTACTTCAAACTCTTCTGCACTAATTTGTAAGATTTCATTTGAATAAATACCAGTCTGGTCAGAATCAGAGAACCCCTTGATTGTATGGAATTCCTCTAATACTAAAAAAGTTAATGGAAGTTTTACTTCTTCGTTTTGCTTTAACTCTTTATTATAAAAGCTAAAACTCTTGTTGTTACTTTTCCACTCTAAAAACTTAGAGGTTGGATTTGTACTCTTTGGTTGTCTTGTTAAAAAACCCATGTCAATAATTGTTTAATTTAGGACTGAAATTTGTGGCAGCCTCGATCCACGTCAATAATTTTTCTGTTTTTGTAACTTCAAGAACTTGTTAATACCTACTCTTGCTTCTTCTATTGAAAGCCCTTTGTTTGCTTTTGGTTTTGATGCTTTTACTCCTAGAATTAAACGTGCCTCGTTCTTCGCTTTAACTGAAAGCGTTGGTAAAAGGTTTATTATTTGTTGTTCCAGTGCAGTCATTTTAAAAAGGCAATCTTTCTCCTTCTGTTTCGATAATATTCATCATCTCTTCAAAGCATTCTAACTCATATTTATAAGCCAATGTTAGAAGAACTGTATCTTCTAAATTTGTATCGCTTTTTTCAAATGCGTTATAAATAATCTTGTTGAAGGTTTCCTTTGTTTTGGAGTCTGTGGATAAATTTGTTTTAGACATCATTTCCACTAAGTTTCTTTGAATTGTAATCATTTTGTATAATTTAATTTTTATCTTATTTTTTATCAAAGACTGCAACCCATCTCTATTCTCTTTCATTACCCTCCAACTTATAGAGATAGATTCAGACTCTTTATAATCATTCTAAATAACAGTATATAGTTGTACTATTATTAGATTTTTTGCACTAATTATTGTACATTTACTAACAATCTTTCAACAAAGATACGATGTTTTACGGTTAAAAACCAATGTTTTTTAAAAAAAAAATATTATGACGTTCGAAGAATCCTTAAAATATATTAAGGAAAATAAATACTCAGCATACGAAATATCAAAGGAGACAGGGCTTAACGAGGCATCGTTAAGAAAATTATTTGCTTCTGAAAATGCAAAACCTCAAAGAAAAACTAGGAATAAAATTATTGATTTTTGCGAAATTAAGTCAAAAACAGATGGAAAAGCAATGGTTTTGGATCTGGAGGAGGTAAAAAGAATGGAGGATTTAGCATCTGATGTGATAAAAAATCACACGAAATTGCTACAAACAGAAATGTACAGTTTGTGGTTTGAAGTTGAAAGCCAAAAAAGAGTTATTGAAATCTTAAAAGAATAGTATTTAGTTCTTCTTTTGTTTTGGTTTTTTTAAGGTTTTTTATTATTTCTTTATTTATTGCAATTTCTTTCCTGTACTCTTCTAATTTTTTATGGGGCATATATCTTATTTCTTAACTCTATAAAAGTAGTAAAATTAATTGTAACAAGCAACTAATAATCCATCAAAAACTAACAAATTATTAACAAGTTGCATTAAAACAAAAATTATAGCCGTAACACTAAAAGTAACAGTTTTAACTGTTTAGGGATAAAAAATAAAACACTAACTATTTGTAAATCATTGGTTTAACTATTTTTAAGATTATACCTCACAATTCATAACCCTGAGGTCACGGGTTCAAATCCCGTTCTCGCTACAAATTAAAATTTTAACCAAGTTGCTCATAGTAAGTATTTTAAGTACTAAAACTTAACATATTTTACTATGGGTAAAAAGAAAAACAAGAGTAAACGTAACACTAAAGGTAACAGTTTAGCATCGTTCTTATCCACTACCAATAAAATGAAGAAGAAATACACCATTTCCCTTTATACTGGCGGAGTTAATGTCAAAGATTGGGATATTCTCACAAAAGCAGAAAAAAGCAAAGCACTTAAAAAATCATGGTGTCTTATTTGGTTTTTTAGAAATCCTAAAACAGACTTACTAGAAAGACAAACAAACTATAAGGGTGGTGTAAATAGGCTTCGCACGATGTCTTTACGATATGATTTTTTAAAAACAAATAAAAAAGCATTAAAAGAATCCATTATTAATGGCTGGTCTCCTTATAATGACAACCAAGATAATTTTGAGTTAAACGAGTCTAAAGAAATACACTCAATAAAAGAAGCATTAGATTTAGCTTACAACCATTCAAAATTAACAGTTGCAAAGGTAACATCTTCGAGTTACAGAACAACCAAGAATCAATTCATTGAATTTATAGGTGCTAAAAACTCAATTAAAGACATTAACGAGTTAAACAAATCTGCAGTTTTAAAATTCTTAAACCACAAATTAAAGGAAACTTCTGCAAGAACCAGAAACAACTCAAAAGCATCTTTATCTGCTCTTTTCTCAATAATGGAAAATCAGCTGGATATAATTGATAGGAATTTTATTAAAGATATTAGTAACGAAAAGACCAAAGCAAAAACAGATAGGACTTTTACAAAAAAAGAATTAAAAGAAATTGTTGATTGGTTAAGAAAGAATGATCCCTACCTATTATTATACATCCGATTTGTAGCATATTCATTTTTAAGACCAGTTGAAGTAAACAGATTAAAAGTGAAAGATATAAACCTGGAGGAAAGTTTACTGTATTTCAAAGCGAAAAACAAACCATTAAAAGTAAAGAGAATACCAAGTATATTTATAGAGGATATAAAAGCTATGAATTTACATTTATATAATAAGGAGGATTTTCTATTTACAATGAATGATAAACCTTCTGATTGGGTTTCAGATGATAACTCAAAAAGAGATGCCTTTTCTAAACGTTTTAAAGTTGTAAAAGATAAATTTAATTTAGGTGCAAAATATGGTCTCTATTCATTTAGGCACTCCTTTATAACTAATCTATTCAGAACCCTAAGAACAACCGAGAACAAAAGTTACTCAGAAGCAATAGAGTTCTTGCAGCCAATTACAGGACACGAAACAAGAGAAGCATTAGAGAAGTATATACATACGCATGATATGGATATCCCTAAAGATTGGTCTGATAAAATAGACTTTATATTATAAGTGCATTGGTTCGTTTATTGCGTACTTACCACCAAACACAACTGCAACTCCAATAGCTGGTTTCTTAAAGTGCTTTCCGTATGCGAAAGCATAAAGTTTGCTATCTATACCACAACCAACTGCACAACCAAAGACTTTATAGTTAGCACCAACCGCAAACTCTGTAAACATTTCAGTATGTCTATGCCCTTGAACAGTTGACATCATATCATCTTTAGCCTTCTTTGTGGCTCTTCCAGACTCTCCGTGTATATATTGTACACCATCATAAACAAAACGAGTATCAAAATTCCATTTAGGAGTTTCTAATACTTCTGCCATTCCTTTTATCCATCTCTTAGGCACTCCAGAACTAAATGCCTTTCTTGTAATAATACGGTCGTGATTTCCAATACATACATCAGCTTTAGGAAATGCTTTATACCATCTGCTTAATTTCTTAATGGCTAAATCTAATTCATCCCCACCACCCATTCCATCTGGGTCTGGTTCATGAAATGACGAATAGTGATTATCTATCACATCTCCAATAAAGATAACTTTGTTACAATTGTGTTTTGAATATACTTCCTTGCAATGTTGTAGATAACCCTCTAAGCAGAACGGTTCGTGCAAGTCTCCAATTACTAAAATTCTTTCCTCCTTCTTGATTAGATTTTTATAAGCCTTTAATACATTGCCTTTTAATCTTGGTCTTTCTTCTTTTCCCATATATATATAATGAGAAAAATGCTTAAATTTATTTTATATACTTAGATAAAATTTTTCTAGCGAAAGATCTAAACCCAAGAACATCAATAATAATAGCACCTAATACGTATTTATACCAGTCTGGTAATTGGTTTAAATTCTCATAAGAAAGCCTAATATCTTCGGATAAATTCACAAAATTATTTTCTTTGTAGGCTATAATAAAAGGAGTAACAGTTGCTATAATAACTGGTATTAAAAATAGATAGGTTACTACTTCATCTTTTAAACTGTGCCTTTTGTCTTGTGCAGTTCTTAAATCAATTTGGTTATCTGAATCAGTATTAGAAAGGATCCTATCGACATTTGCTTTTGTTTGTGCTTCTATAATTGCAAAATCTTGTTCTTGCTTTAGAGTCTTTAGTTTAGCTTTGTTCTCCAAGAACCCTTTTCCGATACCTAATAAATTCCCTAATAAACTTAATATACTCATATCTTAAAGGTTTTCTCCCCAACGGAATTGTATCTGAAAAAAGAATAAAAATAAATTAACTTCTTTAAAATCAAAATCATCCTCTTCCTCGTAATGCTGATATCCTAGCATCATTGCATTTGGCATTAATAAAATTAAATTTATATCCATATTATTTTTTAAAGTTCCACCTAGCTTTTTTGTCTCTTATATCTACGTGTGTAAAAGTGTTGTAAGAACCTAAACCACCAATATAGAAACCACCTAACATTTCATTTGTCAGCATATTCTCTATAATAGATACAACTTCATCTGGTGTAAATGTGTCTATTGTGATATCTGCTGCTTTACCTAATTTGTGTTGGCTCTTTTTAGAACCTTTTACAATGTTATCGTTATAGTCTGGAGATCTGTAAGCACTATTTATTCTAATAGGCTTTCCTACATACTCCCTAATCTTTTGTAATTGGATAGCTAATAGTTTCACATTTTCTAAAACATCCAAAGGCATCTCTTCACCACTTTTACATTCAAATTCTGACTTGCTAAAATTATTTGTTAGTTTCATTCTTACTACTCATTTTAAATATTTTCAATACAGTATATGCAATAGAAACAACTAATAAAGTTATTTTTAACCATTGTTCAATATTTGAAAAGCTAACGGTAAACGTTAGTAGATTAATTGCTCCTATTTTTATATCTTGCATATCCAACGTTAAAATTTTAAAGAATCGTAATTCAGCCCAAAGAAAGCGTGAACACCATCTCCATCAATATTAACACTTTTAGATTTCCAACCATAAGGATGGTCAATAGTACCATCTTCATCAGCTTCTAAATTAGACCATAGCACATCTAAATGCCAATCTTCTGATAAGACTGCTTCTGTTTCTATTTCTCCATCTTCGTTAATTACTGCTTGTTCTAAAACAATATTTCCTAAATGTACAATTGTGTGTTTGTGAGTTGGATATTCGTTTCCATCTTCATCAGTTGCAGTTCCTAAAGCATCAATTTTTGTTTGTGCTTGTTCTTTATTGTCAAAACTATATTTTCCTATTTTCATAATATTACTCTTATTGGTTATACGTGTGTAATTGTTACTCTTATATTTTGGTTAATGCAGTTAATTCTGCGTCTGTTAATGCGGTGTTGTAAACTCTTACGTCTTTAACGTTTCCTTTAAATTCGACTGTATTAACTGATAAATCTATTTTATTTAAAACATTACTTCCAAAAGTTAAACCAGAAACATCAGCACCAACTTTAACACCATCAACCCATAAAGCAAAATCATTTGTTTTATATTTAAGAGCTACTTTAAAAGTAGTGTTACTTGATATTATACCTCCGTTAATTTGTGCTTGTGCAGCACCTCCAACAACAACTAAACCTCTTAATGATGTCGATGTTAGATTCCAAATAATAATTCTATTATCGCTTGTTCCATCTGATATTTGAAGATATCCAGCATCATTTGTATCTGAATACGATAACTGAAAATATATAACACCCTCGCTATCATTAAATACTTGGTCATTACCAGTATTATTACAAGCATCTGCAACCCTCGTTACTGCACTTCCAGATGTAGGAATATACGATGTAGCGTAACTGCCTTGTTCTATCATTGCTCCGTAGATGTAAATGTTATTATTTACGTTTCCAGTAAAACTACTTACTCTGCTATCTGAAATAGATTGTATTGGAGATATAAAGTTAGTAAAAGCAGTTGTTGCAGTTACGTAAGTAGCAGAGCATCTATACCACCCATTTCCATAATTTTCTATATTAGCAGAATCTACTCCATTATTTTGAAGCAAACCATTATTAACATCAAAATTTACATAAGGATTTCCAGTTACGTTATTTGTTCCGAAAAGAAATTGAATAAGATTACTACTACCTTTTTTTATAAATACAGAAAAAGTATGACTTACTCCGCTTGTAACAGTTGTATTTGAAGATATTGCGTGTAAACCAGTATCTGAAGTTTCTATTAGTTTATCAGCATTTAAAGTTCCATCTGGAGAAACAACATTATTTTGAGTAACAGTAACCCTTGATTTACTCCAATAAGTTTCATTAAACGCTTCTGAATAAGCAACTAAATTACTCCTCTGTGGCTCTAACAATAAAGCACCATTAGCATCATCCTTAAAGTCAATTCTTGGTTCTCCACTACCAACTGTTTCGATTAAACCAGCTTTGTTTACAACCGTAGCACTTGATGCTCTTGTAAAGTCAAAAGGCAGCGGTTTAAAGTTTCCATTTTCTGAATTGTAAGCTAACAAAGAATCTTCTTTTGTTGCCCAATTTCCGTTTCCTAAATTTAAAGTATTTGCCATATTATATTATGCTATAAAGTTGTCCATTAGCTAAATCTGTAAAGCTAACCCAAGAGGTTAATGTTTCTAAATCTGAATCGTTTAATGCTGAATCGAAGTATTGTATTTGTTTAGTTTTTCCGTAGAAAGGAATTAAGCCATTACTTCCAGCGTCAAAATCTAATTCTGATAAAGTACCCTCTGTAAATGTTGTACCACTTCCAACCAAAGAGCCCACCTTAAAACCATTAACCCATAATGCAAAATCAGATGGTTTATATTTTAAGGATATTTTATTAAAAGAACCTTGCGTTGGTAAAACATAATTAGATGAAAATTGATTTGCTCCATTATATACAATACCATCTATTCTATTTGCATTAGCATTATAAACAAATCTTACATTTCTACTTGTAGTTCCATTATTTAATGCAATTCTTCCATCATTAGCCAAAGCACTTATCTCCACCATCAAAACACCCTCTGAATCATTAAACGTAGAAGCATCTCCAGCACCGTTAGCAGTTTCAGCTACACGAGTAACGGATGAACCGCTTGTTGGGATATACGATGTAGCGTAACCGCCTTGTTCTAATTGTGCGCCGTATATTAAAACTTCGTCATTTGTTTGACTTAAAATTAATCCAGTAAAAGCACCAGTACCACCACTTGGTAAAGATGTAACTGAATACCTTTTCCATTCATTATCAATATCGACTACTTCACCTGTGCCATTAGGTAAAATTAGACTTACATTTCCGCTGCCAGACACTCTTTTAATATAAAAGGAATTAGTGTATAAAACATTTGTTAATCCAGAAACAAGCCTTACCAAGCTGTTTCCAGAGCCAGTTTTTGTTAATTTAAAAGCATTTGCAGTACCATTAGGAGAAATAAAACCACTCGTTACACTTGAACCACTTTTACTCCAATAAGCATTACTAAAATCCTCACTATAAGTAACTAAATTACTCCTAGATGGCTCTAATAAATGACTTGGGCAACCATTTACAACACCATCAATTAAAGGATAGTTTAATCTTGAAACACCACTTGCAACTGTTTCAATTAGTCCTTCTTTATTTATTCTTGTAGCTGCTGAACCTCTTGAAAAATTGAAATCCCCTACACCATCTGCTGGTAATACGGAATACAACTTGCTTCCTTGCGTTGCTGGTATTAATGCTAATTTTGGTTTTGCCATTATATATTAATTTTTAAATATTCATTCATTATACATTCCCTACTTTCAAGAATACCACTATCTGCTATAACTCTATCAGAGAAATCCATTGCAAAACTAACTGCCTTAAATATATTTTGAGTATTTATTTCGTCTTGTGTTTTATCAACCTTTAAATCTAAAGCTGATTGTGTAGCTATTGAGATAGGTTTGTTTAAATCACTTGTATTATCTACGTTTGGTAATTCTAAAGTAACGTGGTTAATATCAGAAACCTTTGCGTTGTTTATGGTTATATCACTCGTTTGTTGTGTAGTTATTCCTACTTTAGAGTTATTTGAAACAATATCAGTCGCTTGTTGAGTAGTAATTCCTACCTTTGCATTATTACTTGTTATATCACTCGCTTGAATAGTTGTGATACCTACTTTTGAAGTATTAGCAACTACACTTGAGTTTGCAGAAACTAATGCTTCTGTATATCCAACTTTAGCATTGTTAGCTATTATTTCGTTGGCTTGTTGTGTTGTAATACCTACTTTATTATTATTAGTAACAATATCATTCGATTGTTGAGTAGTGATTCCAACTTTATTATTATTAGTATTGATATCATTAGATTGTTGAGTTGTTATTCCAACCTTTGCAATATTTGCTACAACGTCAGAGTTTGCAGAAACAAGTGCATCAGTATAACCAACCTTTGAATTATTTGTAACTATATCATTAGCTTGTTGTGTTGTTATTCCTACTTTACTATTATTGGCAACTATATCACTTGTTTGTTGTGCAGTAATACCTACTTTAGAATTGTTTGCTATTATTTCACTTGCTTGAGTAGTTGTTATTCCAACTTTTGCAGTGTTAGCAATTACATCTGTATTCGCTGAAACCAAAGCATCAGTATAACCAACCTTTTGAGTATTGGCAATAATTTGATTAGCTTGGTCAACGGTTATTCCGCTAGTTGTAACTTGAACAGTTATTTCTTGTGGGTAATCTTCGACTATGACAGTAATATTATCCATTTGTTATATCTTGTATTACTTTTATTGTACCTTGTATGTATGTTCTAACAACTCCATTTGGAAACGTCATTTGAACATCAAAGTAGTAAACATCTGGAGACCAATCAATAAGAAAACTATCTATTGAAAAAACACCATTAACTGCATCTGATATCGTTACACCGTTACCATTAGTTATTTCTTTTTGAATACCACCTATCTTCGAATCATATCTAAATTGAATTTTAATAGCAACACCAGTTAAATCAATAGGAGAATTATCTTCTGTATTTAAAAGAGTAAATTGCACTCCATCATACGTATCGCCTTTGTATTGGTTATCTATTTGAACAATTGCTGCTACACTCATTTTTGTATTATTTTTTTTTATTGCTTTTTTCTTTTTTAGTTAGATACTTTTCTAACTTAACAACGTTTACTGCTTTCGGTTTATATCCTTTCATTATATTACCCAATTTGAACCACCTACATTTTTATCTGGATATACATCAGAATTTACATTTTGATTGTATTCTGGAAACTTTGAACTATCAAAACAAATATAATCTACAAATCTTCTTGTATAATGTTCTGCAAAATCTCTTTCTTTTTGTACTAAATAATCAACTTCATCTTTAGAAGCAGTTTCAGAGTTTTCTGAAGAATGCTTAAATATACCTCCAGACTTTAATTGATATGCTGCAAATGGAAGAAAATCAACCATAGCATAGTGAATTAACATAGGTTGTATATAATCGTTAACCAACGTTAAATAATCTCCAGTTAAAGTATCAGCTATAATGTCAGCAGATATTTTATCATATAATTTACTACCTAAATAGTTTTGTATGTGTATCTCTTGTGAAATCTTCACGTATTGTATAAACAAATCAGTATCAACATTCCCATCTATGATAGTGTTCTTTACTAAATCCGTTCTACTTATAAATAATGCAGTTGCCATATTATCTTTTTTTGTTTACAAATCCGTTATTAGGCATATCTGTTGGTCTTTTTGCAACCTCTTTAGCATTTACTTCTGGTTTAAATCCCTCTTTTTTAGCCTTATTTACGCTTATTTCTGAATTTGGATTTTTAGCATCAGCAGTACCACCTTTTCTTTTTGACTTATAAGTCTTTCTCATCCAAAAATGATGACAATCTCCACCGCCTTTATATAAAAAGATATCGTAATTATCAGTTCCATTTAATCCCCATCCAGCATTTACGCTACTTTTACTCATCATTTCTATATCTTCTTTGCGATATATTTTTTTAGATGCTACCATTTTCTTGCAAAACTCCCTACTATCAGAACTTGCAGTTAAAGGTGCATATTGGTATCTTACTTTGAATTTAAAACCGTTTGCTTCTCCATCTTGTTTGCTATTTGCATTTGGTCTTGCAGTTCCAGTAGTTGCAAAATTGTATATTTTAGAAAGGATAGATAATTTAGGGTTGTTTAACGCTTCAACTTTTTTATCTAATTCTTCTTCTGAATCATAATCTACTTTTCTTTCGTCTATTAATTCCCACTCTTCTAAATCTTCATCTTCTCCAAACTCTTCTAAATCAGAATTCATTTTTGCCATCTTAACACCTGTTTCTTCTTCTCTAGTTTCTTCTGACTTTACATTGTCTAAATCAATAAATTGTAATGGTTGTAAGGTCTTAAAGTATAGGTTTAAGCTAATTCCATTAAACGCTAGTATCTTATCAAGTGCATCTGTTAAAAGTTCTTGGAATGGATTGATAACAATGTTTTGCATCAATATAGAAGCGTTCTTTAACTCCTCTGCATTATTACCAAAACCAGAATTATCTTTAATACCTAATAGCATTGGAGACACAATCCTATGAGACATCATTATCTTGCTTTGTGCTTCACCAGAAATAAATTCGTAAGTGGAATGTGCATCAGAAATTTGAACTGGTGTAATGTCTGCTTGTGATTCTTTAGAGTCATTAAAAGCAATTATTAGTTTTCCAGCTGAATTTGTTCCTTGAAATTTAGAAACTATTTTGTTTTCAATTAATGTTTGTGCCTCTTCGTCTGGAACTCCATTATTGAAATTAATTAAGGATGCTGGAGCAAAAGAATTTTTTACGTTATTAACGTGAAAGTTCGCAATTTCCTCTTCAATTTCACTAAAGCTAATCCCAGAAATATAGTCTGGTGTGCTATAATAATACATCCCAGCCTCATAAGGTTTAACATATAAAATCTCAATAGGTTTAGGTGTATCAGATACTCCAAACGCTGGAATCCTTAAAGGTTGTTCACTTGGTTTTATATTAACCCAATCTGGATGATAATAATATGCTTGAACTTGTTTGTCGTCTGCACTACATTTTTCTGCTCTTAGTGTTTCAATTGGCAAGTGTTCAACCTTTTCAATTGTCTTTTTATTTTTTGAATAGATAACTTGTATAGCACATTGTCCAGTTAGTTTTAAATCGTATGCTAATTGCCTTAAATCGTCTTTTTTAAATAAAGATATCATTCTTGCATATTGCTCTGGCTTTTTAGAACTGTTTGTTGCATCTATACCTTTTCCGTATATCATTTGAGAGATACCAGTAATACAAGCACCAGATGTAGCACTTCCATTTGCTCGGTCTATCAAAAATTTGAAATAATCATTGTTAGCACCAAATTCAACCCACTCTTTACTTTTAGATTCTACAATTTTAGGAGAACTATAAGTTGATAGATTTACAAAGCTAATCTTTGAATCTTTCTTTTTAGCTACCGTTGGCTTTCTGTATTTATTTATGTGTTTACTCATAATATTATAAAATCGTTATTACCACTCTTTGATTTATATACATCTTTATTTACTGTATAATGTTCGTTGTTAGACTGGTTTGTTGATTGTGCAGTACAAAATATTTTATCTCTATAAATAATGTTTGAATCCACTATTTCTCCTTGTGCATCATATACTTTTAAATCGTAAAAATGCCCCTCTTTTAAATCAAAAACAGTTGTTATTTGAATGTAATTTTTAAAACGAATACCAACTAGAGAAAAAGTAACTGTATTATTAGTACTGTCATCTCTTAACTTTACAATAACATCTCTTGAATATACTCTTGGTATAATATTAATAGTTTGCAATTCAGATGTAGGTGTTAAATGCTTCATATATATATAATGAATTTATAAGGCATTTTTATTTATTTAAACCAAAAAAAAAGGCAATCGATTATGATTGCCTTTTTTAAAATAAGAAATTAGATTATGCGTTAGGATCTATTTGAGCCGCTGCATCTAAATTATCTAAAACTCCACCAGTTGTGAAGTTTGGTGCATTTCTTTCGTTAGCAACCATAGTTAAATTAAATGAACTAGCATCTCCCATTGCAGCACCAGTTAAAATTGTTCCTCCAGTTGTATCTGCTCCATGCTCTAAACCTACTAAAAACACGTTTCCATTATAGTCCTCAATCGCTATATGTGGTCTTGATACTGCTAGTATAGCTATTTCAGCTTGTGTAGCACTATCTAATATAGGTAAAACTAAATTTAATGTTTGTGTATAGAACGTAGTTCCAGCTTCGTTAGAACTCGTTATACTTGTTTCCAATGATGAAGCACCTTTGATATCATATTTATACCAAATATTACTTCCAGATATTCCTGTAATGTCTGCACCACTTACTCCGCCAGTTACAGTACCCAATGTACCATAATCTGCAAAATAAATAGCTTTTAATCCTCCTACGGAAGTTTTGCAACCTAATGCTCTTCCAGCCGTTAATATACAAGCCATATTATTATATTTTTTTTAAGTTATTAAAAAAAGGGTAAGCAGATGAACTACCTACCCTTTATTGTTATTATTTATTTGTTATTAAGAATAGAAAACAACGTCTTCTAAAATTGCTATTTGAACTGCTGCCGTATAACGTGCGATAAATCTCACATTTTTACTTCCATCCAAATCTGCCATATCTAAAACTTTGATTTCATTTTGGTCAGATAATAAACCAGTTCCAAAATATAAGTTAGATTTTAAAGTAGATACCATTGTATCATTTGCCAATCCATTTGCAGCTACAACTTTAACACCATCAAAAAACTCAACGTTTAAATCTTGGTTGTTACCTTGTACACTTCCACCAACAGTAGCTAATGCTCTTTTATATGCTCTTAATACGTTTTGAGAAACATAAATATATAAATCTTCGTTTCCGTATAAAGAAGGTGGTAAAGCATCAACAACTTTTCCTAATTCAGCAACAACATTTGCAGCAGTAATTGCAACTCCAGTAATGTCTTGACCAGCTGGTAAAGTAGCAGCAGTTAACAATGTAGCGAAACCATCAAATGTTCCTGCTCCAGCAGTTCCACTCCAAATATCAGTCTCTGTTTGTGCAGAAATTTCAGCAGCCATTAAACCGATAAAGTAATCAGCAAAGGTTTTAGGCATTACATCGTGTGCAGAATATCCCATCTCAATCGCATCCCAATCCGATTGGAAAGGTGTCTTACAAAGTTCTAAATTTACTTGTAATTCTTTAGGCTCAATTATTCTTTCAGTTAAGACAACTGCTCCAGCATCTGTAAAATCGCAACTTGCGTTTGCAATAGCACCTGATAAACTAACTCTTTTTAAAACTTCTTTAAATTTTACATTTGGCTTAACCTCGATTAATCCATTTGCGATTGTGTTTCCAGATAAAAGTGCAGCGGAAATATATTTCCCAGCAAATTCTCCAGCGTAAGTACTTGTAATTGATAAACTCATTTTATTAGTTATTTAATTTGTTAAAAATTCTATTGATTGTATTATTTTTACCTTTTTGAGAGTAAAGGTTTAACTCTTTTTTACTTGTTTCGTTTTCTGGATTGTGAGATATTCCCTCTACTTCGTCAACAGATAATTCAACAGATACTTCTTCTTCTACTTTTACTTCAACTTTTGCAAGTTTTAGTTCGTTGATCTCATTTCTTAATTTTTCAATTTCAGAAAAGAAAGTTTCTTTACTTATAGACTCAACAACTTTTTTAGGTGTTGCAGTTTCAGATAAATCTTCTTCAACAACTTCTTCTTCTACTGGTGCTTCTTCTTCTTCTGCTGGTGCTTCTTCTTCTGCTCCAGCTTCTTTGATTTCTCCAATTACTCCTTCTTCTGCAACTACGATAGTAGAACCATCTTCAACTTGATATTCTCCAACTGGTACTGCAACTCTTTCTTCATCTGCAACGACAAAGATTTCTGCACCAACTTCAAATACTTCTGCTTCTAAAATAGCACCATTATCAAGTTTCATTTGCTCTAATTTCACTTCGATACCGAGCAAGGTTCTAACTTTGTTTAACGTTTCTTTTGTATTCATATTTATATAATAAAATTTAGTTAATATTTTGCGTTTTGGTATTAATTATTCTTCGTCTGTGTTGCTAATGTTTCCAATTCCTTGCTTCCAATACTCTGGAGTTTCGCATCCTTTTACTGGATTTGTTTTACACTCTATTGAGTAAGTGTTTAAGCATTTACAATAAACCGCTCTCATTATGACAATGCTTTTTTAAGTTCGTTTATTAGTTTATCTTCTGCTGATAAATCTTCTTTTAATTCCTCGTTTGGTCTTTCTAATTTGTCTGCGAAATACCCCTCAATACTGAAACCTTTTACCTTACCAGTCTTAACGTAATCATTCCAAATCTCATCATTATCAACTTTGACAGAGCCAACCCAAGAACCTATTGGCACATCTAAACCATATAATGCAGTCTTGTCTTTTTCTTTATCTTCTACGATCCAACTCTCAACTAATGTTAATCCCTTTAATTGTTTATTGTGTTCTAATGTTGATTGAGATTGGTTGCCATTTTGAAGATACATTTGTGATGCTCTTGCAACTGTCTTTTTAGAAAAGAAAATATAGTATTCTTCTTTACCACTTTTTCTGTAAATAGGTTTTTGTGGTATTAATAAAGCACCCATCAATAAACGTTTCTCTTTGTTTATTTCTGCAAGTTTAATTTCTTGGTTATTAAGTGCAATAAAATCAGATTCAATTGCTGGATTTTCTACAACTGAAATTGCTTCTACTCCGATTGCTTCATCTTCATCTAAAATTAACTCGATTATTCTCATAAGTATATAATGTATTTTTTAAATTATTTTGTATTTTTAAATTGAAGCACCATCAATTATATTTCTATCCATTGATTGAGCAGATGTTACATCTCCAGAAACTACATACGCTCTTGTAGGTTCTTGTGATTGTCCACCTATTGCATCCGCTAATTGGTTTGTATCACTTGCTCCAACTACGTTAAATGCTGGAGGTAAAGATGGCATTGCTGGAGCGCCACCGCCACCGCTACCACCTGCACTTCCAGCAGATGGTGCAGAACCACCACCGCCTAACTGACTTAATCCTTTTGCAGTTGCAGCAACGTTTGCAGCGATACTAATACCAGCACCAATATTATTTATTGATTTCTCTGCTGCTGCTAAAGCTAAACCTCCAGGTAATAAAGCATATTTTAAAACTGCTGCTGAATTTGCTGCTTGTGTATTAATTATTGTTTTAGCAATACCTACCGCACTTTCTCCAATTAAAGCTGCTGATTGCAATGCTTTGTTTTTACCAGCTAATTGCCCAAGTAAGGCAAAACTAGAACCTATATTGTTTAAATTACCTTGTCTTATTGATGCCTTTGCATCTGCTACTGCTTTTTCATTAGCAACCTCTTTAAGACCTAAATCTTTTTTTAGTTGTACGTTTTCCTCGTTGTTTGTATTGGTAAATTCATCTAAAGCAATTTGAGCATCTATCTTTGCTTGTGTTCCTCCATTTGCTAAATCTATTATAGCTTGTAATCTTTCTTCTTCTATTATTTTTTCAGCCTCATTTATTTCTATAAGTTTTTCTAATCTTAATTGCTCATTTAAAATTTGTTCTGCTGCAAACTTTTCTTTTGCAATACTTAAATTAGATTCACTTTCTGTTTTTGCATTTATCAACTCTAAAGATTCTCTATCTAAAGCATTTGCATTTGACATTTGCTCTGAACGAATACCCTCTATCTGCGCTCTAACTCCAGCTAATTCTTTTTCTGCTTCTATTTGAGCAACTTTAAATTCTACGTTGTCTTTGTCCTTTTGAAGATTTTGATTTGCTAAAGCCAATTGCATTTTAGCTTGTGCCAACATACTTTCTTCTGCATCAGCAATCTTTACAAGTAATTCATCATTTGCTTTTTTACGTTCAGTAATAGATTTGGTTTCATCATCTCTTATTTGTCTTAACTTTTCTGCTTGTCTATCAAACGTTTCAAATATTAAACCTTGTCTTGCAGCCGCTAATTCAGCAGACTTCTGTAATTCAACATTTGCTTTTGCAGTTTGGTATGCAGCAGATACACTAACCTCTCCAATTTCTTTTACAATTACTTTACCTACTTCGCCTATTTCAGACCAAGCACCTACAAAATTATCAATATAATCAGAACCAGCTTTTATTGTAGCATCTGCAACTTCGCCTAAATTATCTCTGGTTTCTTTTATAGAATCATTTAATTCTTTAATGACTAAAGGGTCTTTGCCTCCAAAAACGGAATTTTCCCACGCTAATTGCGTTTCTTGTACTGCTAATTTAATGGCATAAAAACCTAATTTAAAAGGTGCTAAACCTAAAGTCACAACACTGCTCATAACCTTGCCTAAAGATTCAAATGATTTAGTCGATTGATTTAAGGAGGTGTAAATATCTGTGAAAGCATTTACAACTTGCCCAACTACATTTGCAGAAGTTTCAAAAACAACATTAAATAAATCAACTGCTTTTTGGTTCTGCTCAAACAATTCTTTTAACGTACCAAGCAACCCAATAATCAAACCAATACCAGCAGCCTTTATAGCAGTACCAATTCCTTTAATTCCTTTTCCAACTAAATTACTTGACTTCTCAACATCCTTTAAACCAGCAGCAGTATCTTTATTACCTTTAACAACTGATTTATTTAAGTCTTCAACACTCTTTGCAACGTTATCAATTCCTTTGAGTGCTTTGTCTGTTTTAGCTTCTAATTCGATAATTACTTTTTCCATTCCATTTCTTGTTTTTGTCTTGTAAATACTTCTTTGAAACTATCTGGAAACTTATTCTTTCCTTTTGCTAATTGCACAATATCTGCTTTGCAGTCTGTATCTTTTAATAAATCTAATATCTCTTTTATCATAGGTCGTTTAGTAATTCTAATTCAGATTTGCCAGTTCCTAAATTTGTTGTTATTGAATTTATTTTATATGAATGTCCACCGATTATAAACCTATCTGCTAAAGTGTAATTCAATAATATTTTTAAAGGCAAATAAGCACTTACTTTTGTGATTCTATTTGATGGATTAAAAACGCTTGTAATATAATTTTTGTAGTATGCTTCAAATAATGAATTAGTAAAACCAGTATCTGCTGGATTTTCTAAAGAACCCCACTCATTCTGCTCTGCATTAAAATTCATATTATAAGAACTTACTGAAGAATCTAAAGAAACACTATTTGATGGTACAATGTAACTTGAAAGAGCTGTAATATTTGTTGGAGTATTTAAAAAAGTAATTGTATTTCCACCTGTTATTTTTATTGGATAAAACAATAATGGCTTTCCTAAATGTGGTTCTTGGTTATCATCAACAGACCAACCCCATTGAGCAGTTGTAACTAAAGAAGTATCTGAATCTATTAGCCTTTCATATTTCATTTGTGAAAAGGGTGTCTTTACATTATAAATGCCTCCATCTAATTTTTCTCCAAAATCAAATTGTGCCTCTCCCCAAGTTTCTCCAAATAATTGTGTGTGTTTTGCGGCTAAAAAAGTTTCAGTGTCTTCGTGCCTTAAATTAATTTTTCTATATGGTAAAGCAATATTCACTTGACTCTTGCTTACATCAACATATTTTGTTATATCGTAAGGAGAAGCAGAAGTTGGGTTTGCATAAAAATCATCCAAAGTTTTTACAGTAATTTCAGTTTCATTTCTTTCAATGTATGCAATAAGATTAAACATCCTAAACAACCCACTTAAAAAGTCAATCACTTTTATATCTGGTATTTGTTGTGTTATGTCAAATTCTAAAGATGTAGTATATCCATAGCTTCCAGTAGAATATGTTTTTATAGGTATGCTTTGATTAGGTATGTATCTGAAAACTTGAAAATCAATAGCACTAAAAGTTAAAGAAAAATTTGATTCAATATAAACAGTATAAGATGAATCTTTTTGTATGTCGTTAAGGTTAACAGATGTAGTAAATTGTTGTCCAGTTGTAATATCTCCGCTATTTGCAACTTCTACACCATCCCTTCTTATTGATACTCTATATAAATTTGTGTTAGATGTAGTAGTTTTAATAAATAATGCAGTATATCCTAAAGGATTAGTTAATTCATTTGGTTCTGGTACGTAAGACAAAGACAAAGCATTGTTAAACATTATTGAGTTAGTGCCAGAATCAGAACCATTAGGAAAACCAGTTAATAATTTTTCGTTTAAATTACTTCTATTTTGCACATCTCCTTTCTTTCTATGCAACCACATAAACAAACCATAATAAGATTGATTAGTATTATTAAAAAAGTCATTAGAAAAAGAAATATATGGGTATTTAGTTTCTATTGCTTCAATTATAGAATGTAATCTAATCGCATATTTTAAATCTGTATATAAAACACCTTGATTATGTCCGTTATGATACCCAATATTTCCAACCGTTTGATTATTTGCAGCAGTATCAAAAGTCAATCTTTGAGTGTGCGTAATTAATGGAACAATTATATCGTTTGTGTATGGATTAAGTTGTAAAGATGCTTTTACATTTGTGGCATCATACGTTTTATTTAAACTTGTTAAACTTGTTAAACCAGATAGTTTATCATCTCCTAATATATCTTTTAAGGTAACTGTATTTCCAAAGAATGTAACCTTATAGGTGTGGGGTTTATTGTCTTTTAAATCAACTCCCTCTAGCTTAATCAAGCCATCTGTAAATGACGAACTATTTAATTCTATTTTTGATGGTTTTCTTATTCTTGCATCAAAACCTCCAACAATATCAAAATTATAATAATGTTTGAAAATCTTATTATTTATTTTAGATGCTGGTAAACTAAAAGTCTTTGAAAATGAAGTGAATATTTTATCAATGTCTTTTACATTTTTTATAGATTGTGTTATAGTAATACTTTCATCTTTAAACATATCAACTCTTTGCCCCTCAATATATAGTTGTATTTGCTGCATCTATCGTATGTTGTTTATAGTATCAAATGATTTGTCAAACTCAATTGTATAATCTACTAACTTGTCATTAACAGATGTTTTATAAGCAATGCTACTTGTCTTAACATTTATAGGTAACACTTGCTCTCCTGTTTCTAATATGTTTGTTACCCAAACCTTTTCACTTAATAACAATTGCTTAAACACTTCATTATATTCTTCGCTTAAATAACCACTACTTAAAGAAATAGATTCTTTTCCTACTACATTAAAATTTCTGTTAACGTGATTAGTACTATTGTAAATACCATCATTAAGAACTATGTTGGCTTTATAAGATTCTTTTTTAATACTTAAATTCTCTTTAGACTTTTTAAAGAAGTACATATCTTGTAAAGCACCAAACTTATTTATAAATGTTACTTTCTTTGGTTCGTATTTACATTCTTCAACTACGTTTACTTTTATAGTTTCTATTCCGTTACTATCTGAAATAGTTATCTTATCAACTGCACCAATTGAATAATTATTAAAGAATGATTGTAAGCAATCGTTTGATTCGTAAGTTCCAAAATTTTCTATAACTCTTTCTTGAAAGGTATCCCAATTAACACTATCTCCATAAATAGAAACATACTTTATTTGATTAGCACTTTCTATACTTGGACTAAATGTTTCTGTTGCTATTACTTTTCCATCCTTATAAAAAACAACTGTTGGAGCCCTGTTAATATAAATAGGAATTCTAAAAGCGTTGTCTTCTAAAACAAATAATTCTCTATTACTAATTAAAGCAGATGGTGTTGCAGTTTGTGCTTCTTCAAAATACCAATAGCCATCAAGTGCTAATTTGGTAAAAGTTTGGCTAAAAATTAGAGAAGACCACGAAAAAACATTTTGAACTGTTTGAAACCAAATTGCTTGACCGTTATAATTACCATCAAATGTAATATCTATATAATCTCTAATTAATTCTGATAACTCAAAAAATATTGCCGTACTTGTTCCAACTACGGTTTTTCTTAAAGTATATTGTGCAGTTGATGGTGGACTATAGAAAGAACCACTCCATATCCTTAACTCTAATATAGCGTAAGACGAATTTGGTTCTACTGTTCCAGTAAAATATGGACTCCTTAAATTTATTGCCATTGTTATTTATTGTTTATACTGTTTTTCATTAATGCTTCAACATCTAATTTGTATGCTTCTACTAATTCCTTATTCAATCCTTTAAATGCTTTCTCAAATGGTTTGGTAAAGAATAGACTTGCTTTAACTCCTTTCTCAAATACACTTCTTGCAATCATAAACTGCAATGATTTCCTACTTATAAATTGTCCTTTCTTATCTCTTATTCCTTTTAACCCTTTTCTTACAATCCATTTATCAAATGCTTTTGGTGGTGGCATACCTTTTAAACCATTCTTTCCTCCTTTGGATTTATAACTAAAAGGAGAGTCTTTATTTTCTACGTAATTAGATTTAGTTCCCTTTACACCTTTGTCTTGAAACACTCCGTATTCCTCCATTAAGAAAGTCAACTCAAAACTATTCTTGCTAACCTTTACATTTGAATCTAAACTGTTATAAAGTTCCTTAGAACTATTCTTTTTACCTCTTGTTAAGTTTGCCCTTGATTGTGATATTACATACTTTGCAAATCTGTTTAGTTCTTTATTAATGTTAGTTAACATATACTTATATCATTTGGTATTATCACATCAAAAGACAATGCCCAACCAGCCATCTCATTCTCAAACCTATCATAGAAAGGCTCAAAGTTTGGTGTACCATCTAATTGATATAAATCTGTATGTAACGTTCCACCTCTTAGTACTTGCACCAACTTATTTAGTACTGCTAATTGTGTGTTCAATATATCTTGTTCATTATTATTACCTATAAATATATCTACAACTTCTTCCTTTGAAATATTTACTACATCCATAGCTAAAACTGACAAACTAAAACGTAATATGTTATCCTCGTTACCTACATTATTAACTATGATATGAGATAAAGGAAACATTGTCTGCTTCGATAAATCTATTCTTGTGATATCTCCAGTTGTAACTGTGTTGACATTTACATCTGCTAACAGTTGGTTCTTAATTGTTTCGGTAACTTGATAAAATCCTTTCATTTAAAACTTACTTTTTATTTGTTGTGCTTCTATCTCTGCTTTCTCTTTCATAAAGGATAGCATCGTAAAACATTGATGTACATTTAATTCAGTGATATCTTCAAATTTTGTAATATCTCCGTTAGAGAGCCCATAAATTGATTGATACCAACCCCACTTTGCTCCAAAGTTAGCTGCTCTTGAATAGCCTCCATTTCCGTTTGATTGTTGGAAGAGTGAATCGTATGCTTCGATAACTCCATTCCTAAATTCAGAAAAAAAAACACTGAACCAATTGCAGCACCCAAAGGCATATCTTTCATTACCTCTGGATTCTTTACATCGTACTCTTCAATGTTATATTTACCAACCTTACTTGTTTTGATTGGTCTGTATAATACATTCATTGCAACGTGCATTTGCTCCCATTTAGAAACATTGTTATCCAGATCTATATACTCTCCTAAAGACATTTCGTCTAAGTCTGGAATGAATCCATATTCAATACCATTCATCTCAAACCGTTCTGTATGTTTTGGTGTTTGGTTAAGTAGTTCTGTAATGATATCTACAATAGCAGCTGCACTAGACATCTTTAATTTGTAGCTATCTGATAAAGGAATCCCACAGAATATCTCTATCAATTTAGCATCCAAGAAATTACCCTCTGGATTGTTTTCAGCTATTTTTAAATACTTTTGGTATTGTCCTAGCGTTACTTCATTAAGTGATGTCGGTACATTTATTTCAATCTTCATAAATCATTTGATTTTCCCTTAGTTGTATAATGAAAAAAACAAGCTATTTTATGAAATAAGCCTTACAATTTTCGTAAGCCTTTGTAAGTAAGAAAAATTCGTTGTGGCTCATTGGCTTTCTGATCCTAATTTGTTTGCCTGTTCTGTGATGTATGAAGCACTCTACAACTGCTATCATTTGCCTATTGTCCATTATCTCACAAAGTATTTTCCAGCGTTAGGGTTCTTTAATTGAGAAGAAATTGCGTAACGTGCAGCATCAATGCAATGGTTAAAAGCATCAATAGGTTTATTAATGGTGTTCCCTTCTCTATCTTTCATCCAAGTATAAGACTGCAACTCTTTTATTAGGTTCTTGCTTCTACTTGTTACAAATATTTTGTTTTGGTTTATTAGATTGATTCCATATACAATTGAGTCTTTACCTTTAGTACAAGGCAATACTTTATGTCTGTATGTTCTTAGTTCCGCAATTGATTTAGGCTCTGCTGAGTCTGCATAGATTACACCCTCTATATTATTTGTAGTTAATAGATTTGAGATGTCTATGTTTAGAAGTTTTTTTTGGTATATAATCTCATCGAAGATATACCCATCATTGTATTTATATAATGCTATTGCAGTTGTTGGATCATTACTATATCCAAAATCCATTCCGTAACATAGCAACCTTGCTTCTTCTGGTAGTTGGTTTATCTCTTTCCAATCTGTAATACATACACCATCTAAAGAACCAATCTGTCCAAGTCCATATACTTGCCACCAGTTACTCCAATAGGTAGAGTCTTTTGCTTTCTCTCTTGCTCGTTCAATATCTTTTACAATGGTATCTGGTAATGCTTCATTGTCTAAATAGGTTAATGTAATGAAGTCTGCATCATCATTTCCAGCTACTTCTTTATGTGCCCAGAAGTTTGCAGTTGGATTAAAGTCAATCCATATATCTCCAGAGGTTCTTATTGACAATTGTTGGTATGCCTCAAAGGGAACATTGTTTGCTTCATTTACATACAATACATTTCTTCTTGCACCTCTTAATTTATCTGGTTGTTCTACTGAGAAGAACTCAATATAAGATCCATTAGTAAAAGTATAAGTTAAAGATGACCTATTCCATTGGCTATCTTTAAACCTATTAGTTAGAAGCATTATCTTTAAGAAGTCTCTAATACATCCCCTTCTTAAATGTGGTATAGACTCAGATACCACACTTGTTTCTAAGTTAGGTGTTCTAATACATCTATCTATTAAGATAGGAAGTATCCCAAAAGTTTTACCAGCAGAAGTACCACCTTGTATTACTTTCTTTCTATTCTTTAAAGCATGGAGTTTCCTAATTGCAGTTGTTGTTTGGAACATCTACAAATCAAATAATGGTTGTTCACTATTAACTGTTATATCTTTTGTTTCTTTTGGTTTACCAGCATAATAGTTATAGAACATTTGGACATATTTAAAGTCTCCATTTTCCACTCCTTTTTCTAATGCTTTAAATGCCTTTGGTTCTAACGGAGATAATCTTTCAATCATCTTTACTTCTTCTGATTTAGATGGTCTTCCTCCCTTATTTCCTAACGTTCCTTTATTGTTTTCTCTCTTGTCCATAATCAGTTTAAATCAGTTAACTAATTATATAATAAGAAAAGCGATCTATTTTATTTTATATCTTACTTTTTTTCTTCAACAGTCATATTAATAGCAGTTACAATTGCCTGAACTTCTAATGCTAATTTGTAGCACATCTTTTCTAGTAGTGCTATTCTTTCATTTATTGTGTGTTTCTTTTGCTTCATATTTATTATATTTTAATCCTTAACTTAGATTCAGTAACACTAAAGAAGATTCCCCAATCAATTTAAACTCTTTATGTTTGTGCCTTCTCTCTAAGCTAAGAATTTATTTTAATTCTTTTTTTAATTTCTCTATGTATAATGTTGCATCCATCAACTCCTCTTGCAGATGTTGTAGCCATTCTAAGGAACTTAAATCATTCCTATCCATTGTCTTATTATACTTCTTTATTCCTACCTCTGAACGTTGCTTAAACGAGCCTATAACATCATCAACTATTGTATCTTTCATATTAGTTTATCACTTAGTTCTTGTATCCATTGTCTTATTCTATTCTTATTGCAAGTGCAAATCTCTGAGTACTTATGATTGAAGTGCTTTGCATGAAGTCTGCACATTGTTTTAAAGTCTTGGTTAGACATTTTAGTTGTGATTCTTTCCTTTACTCCATTCCATATTAGTTTATCTTCTACCATAAATTTATATCATTTAGGTTCTCTTGTCTTTCATCACATCCACAATCTGGATAGAGTTTCTTCCATAACCATTTAATCCCTGTGTAATATGTAATTCGTTCTATTAAGTCTCCTAGTCTCATTGTTTAAAGTTTTAATACTGCATCAATTAAAACTGAAATAAGGCAAAATATAACAATGCCTAATAAAATTAATTGAAATATCTCTTGTGTTTTTTTTGTGTCTCTCATAATTTTTATTTTAAAAAGTGGTGCAGCCATACTCACGTATAACTTGCGACAATTAATATGAAGAGTCAGCTACACCTACTTTGATTAATCTTTTACTTTATCTTTTAATGCTTTCTTTACCTTTCTAAATGTATTGTACAAAGAATGATATGTGATATTTGTTTTGTTTGATAACTCTGTAATTGAGTATTCATCTTGTATAAGGTTGTACACCTTTTTATCATACCAATGCAGTTTATCTAACTCTGATTCTACTTTCTCGTTCTCTCCTTCATAGTCTATGTATTCTCCAGATGCTAAGTCCAGGCATAAATCAATAGATGTCTTTGGCAATCTATTCTTCTTATTTTCCAATTGTAAAAATGTTGTCTTAAGTGTTTTGTATATGTAATAATAATTTACCTCATTATTGTAAGAAATATCTAATCCTTTGTTCAGCATCTTGCCGATTATTAAATACATATCTCCTACAATATCCTCTGCTTCATATTTAGTACAACCAAACTTTAAAGTTGTATTAATCCATTTCTTGTGAGACTCATATACTTTCTCTAACATTACATCAATGCTTTATAAAGTTTTGAATACCCTTCCTTCTGTGCCTCGATGCACGTATCATAAATGATAGCACCAGACTTTAACAGTTCCTTCTCTTTGTACACATCGCAAGTAACTCCCTTACGTGATCGTATAAGTTCTATCTCATACCCTTTGTCTTCGCAGTAGTTTGTCATTGTAACAAAGTCTGGTAGACCTAAATTATTCTCTTTCAATTGTTGCATCAAATCCTAATTTTTTAAGTTCTCTTATTCTATACTCTTGCAATTTGCTTACAGGAGTCTTTGCTCCTTTTACTTCGATGAATTTAACATCGTCTGGCTTAAGTGCCAATAGGTCTGGTATTCCAGCTTTGTTGGTGCTAATTAATTTTAACACATAATATCCCTCCGCTTCGTATTTTTTAATTAGTTTACTTTGATATTTTGCTTCGCTCATAATCCACAGTGTCCAGAATCACATTCATTAAAATCATCATCAAATAATTCTGTTTGTGTTTTCCATTTGATAATATCTTTATACATTATATCACTTCTCCATTTACTTTTATTTGTTTCTTGGTCTGCAAACCATTGCATTTTCTCTGGGTGTTTGTTGTGCATCTTTTTTAAAAGCAGAGGACTTCTCCACCAGCAACCAACGCAATTATTCATATAAGCAAACCTTACATCCTTTTCTTTCCAAAACTCTTCTATTGTATCTTTATAGATATTATCATTAATTAATGGAAATTCTGGTTTGCAGTATTTATAAACTCCCCAAGAATTACGACCATCTTTTAACTTTGTGAAAGTTGCTTTTACTTTTGTAAATCCATCTTCATCTGTTTTTTCCATCATTTTTATTGCTCTTCTTGTTTCGTTTGCACGATAACCAAAACGCATTATTACTGGTTCTTTTACTTCTTCATACATCCAATGTAAGATTGGAAGCGTTTTAAGTTCTGTTGTGCAATACCTAGCCATTTTATTAGGTAAATATTTAGTTTCTTTTTTAGTCTTTATAATTGAATCATCAAAAGTTTTACCACTTACCCAATCAATTTTAGAACCTATGTACTGTTCTAAATCTAACATTGTATAAATAATAGTATCCTCTTCTAATGTTCCTATAAATTCTTTTCCTAATCTATCAGATACCTCTTGCCTTATCTTTGCATCTGGAAACAAGCATTTCTTATCATCTGTTCTAACTAATGAGAAGACATTGTAGTCAGCTGGATAGTTTGCAGCGATGTAGCTTGATGTTTTACCACCACTTAATGAATTAACTTTTTTCATAATGCTTCGTTGTAAATGATTTCTTGTCTTGTACTTGTCTATATATCTTATCTTCTAAACCTCCTTTTGAGAATATCCAATACACATCGTTTGTCTGTCTCTCTTTGGTTGTTAGTCTGTCTCTGCTTTGCCAATAGCTTGTTGCACTAAAATCAATATTGAAGTACACCAAGTAGTCTGCTTTTGATAGGCTGATGCCTTCTCTTCCACTTACTATCTGCAATGCTATGTTCTTATTGGTTGCATTAAACTCATCTAAGTTTGTTGTAAGTTGTTGCCCAAATACAGACTGCAACAACTTTAGTTCCTCTTTGAACTTATAGAAAATGCCTATCTTCTTTCCTTGAAACTTCTTCTTAATGAATAACCCTTTGCTATCATCTACAATAGCTGATGAGCCATCTTCTAACTTAATAGTACCAGAGTAAAGCTGGTGTACTTTCTGCATTAACTTAACTGGTGTATCTGCTAAGATCACTCCACCGTTTGAGCCTTCATATACTCTGTCTCTTTTCACTCTTTTAATGAGTGCATACGTTGTAGGTTTCATTTCAACGTGCAGTATGTGTTCGTTTACCTTAGAACTAAACCCAGCTTCTTTTTGTGAGAAGGAGATAATATGCTTTGATACTATCTGTCTTATTAGGTTCTGCTTGGCTACTGAGTAATCATTTACATCATATCCGTTTATCTTTCTTTTAGTTACATCCACATAACTCTTTGCCCATGCGTAAAATGACTTCTCCGTAAATGGAGAGTATGCACTGATCCAAAACTGATGGAAGATCTGAGAGAAACTCTCTGGTGTAGGTGTGCCACTTAATAAAATACAGTACTTCTTACCTACTATTTCTTTAATGCGTTTTGTTCTAACTGATGCTTTAGGGAAAGCAGCAAGTGAATGAGATTCATCTACAATTATTAGATCATACTCCTTTTCTACTTTATGCACCGCTTCAAAGTTGGTAACGTTAAGAGTATAGTTAGGCTTTAGTAACTTGTAGTCTGCTTCAATTGAAGAGATTGCTTTCTTCTTAGTAATAAACAGAACAGATATTATATCCATTCTATCTGCTATCCCTAAAGAAGTTAAGGTTTTACCTGTTCTCACTTCCATAGCTAACATAATAATGCGAAGCCTGGACAAACGCTTTGTACCCTCTTCAATTATATTTTGTTGGTATGGTCTAAACTGCATCGAAGATGTTTGTTTGGTTAACATTTGATTTTCTTTCTATACCTAATACTGTTTCAAAGATTGTTCTACCAGCTTCGTAGTCTACAAGGTTACGAGCCATTTTATTAGTAGGCTGACTTCCTTTGTATTTATAGAAATCGTAATCGTGAAACTCGCAAAGGTTTTTAACTTCATTTGTTCCTGTACTTATTCTAACTTCTCTATCAGTTAATTTGTTAGGTAAATTAAAGTTTGTCCAGTATAAATGTCTATGTCTTTTTTGAGCAGGTATTAAAGGTTCATAATAAGGGATTACGTTTTCTATAACATATTTACCATTATACAAATGTTTTAATAAAAGTATCTCCTCGTACAATTTCATGTCCGGATATTTCATTTTTATTTTATTCTTGTTAGATTGAACTAATCTACTATGTGTAGGACAAGGAGGCGAACTCCATATAAAATCAAACTCTTTGTAATGGTCTAATAAATATTGATGTGCATCTGCTATAATTACAGTATCATTAGGAAACCTTTCTTGGTATAATCTCGCAGCTTCTGGGTCTAACTCAACCGCAGTTACTTCAATGTCTTCTTTTACTTCGTTCCACTTGTATCGGTTACCACCTAGACAAGCATATAGATTTAGTATCTTCATAGGTTTAGACTGCAACATTCTGTTCGTTGTGTTGTGCGTAAACTTCCTTTAGTCTTTTCATTCTAATATCCAAAAGAATTAACTCAGCTTGTATTTGTTTTTCTGCTACATCTTTATTCGCAATGAAAAATTGTGATTCGATTTGTGAATACATATCTCTGAATCGAGCATCATATTGATATAAATCTTTTGCACTCTTAACATGGTGTATTAATGTAGCGTGATTGTAACCTAAGTATTTAGCTACTGGTGTATAAGAGAATCCCTTTACTTCCTTGTAAGCTAATAGTGAAAATATTTTTTTACAATCAACTATATTTCTTACTCTGCTTTTATCAATTGGATCAACATTAAAATTCTTAATAATTAAATTCCTTAATACTTCTAAATTTTCTATCATATCTTAAAATGGTATATCTTCTAATTCTATTTCTTTTTCTGTTTCTTTGAAACCTAAATCACACCATCTTGTGCCATGTGTGTTTCCATCATCATAACTTATATCTTTAAACTTTGCGTATTGTTTCAGCCAATTCTGAAAGGTTTTCTTTCGTAGCCATTTCTTATAATCTGTGTACTCTTCTACAAAGTCTTCAAACAGTTCCGCTTTAGATACTCTTGCTTTTCTTAACAAGGTGTTCTGATCATCTTCTGCCCATTCGTGAAATTCAAAAGATGTTGATGTAATAAACTTTCTTGTTTTTAAATTCTTTAGTTCTGGAGTTGCAAAGCCTAGCTTTAAAAACTTCTGTAGGTTTGAAATCATGTAGTTGTCAAATCGCAACCATTCATCAGTTGAGAAGTCATCCAGCAGCATTTTACCAAATTCATCAAATGGAGTATTCTTTGCGTTGTAGTGTTGTGCTAATTCAAGTTCCCACTTTCTTCTCTCATGTGAGTTTCCAGAGCCATTGATTGCGTAGTTGGTTGTAATAACAATCTTTGGCGATTGGTAGAAGTCTAATTTAATAGCATCTCTATTTTTCTTTTCAAGTGTGATCCCTTCTGTTATTAAAGAAAACAAACCTTCAAAATCAAACTTCTTCTTTACATCATCAAACACTAATACTTGTGTTGATGTTGTTACTACTTGATATGCAAATGATTTGTTTTTGTCAAAGGATTTACCATCCAATATAACTACCTTCTTTAAGTTTTTTAAAGCATCTACAATAATTCCTTTCCCTGTTCCTCCTTCTGGATTCTCTGAAATTACTTCATCGTTTAATATAACTGCTGGTGAGTAGCCTTTGTTTTTAAAACCATGCATCAAGTAACCAATAGTAGTTTCAAAACTTAATACATTGTTCTGATTGTCTCCAGAGATTCTTCTAATAAAAGTTTGGTAATCGTTTGTGTGGTTATCTGAGATAGAGAAGTCTCTATCTATTACACTATCCTTCCATACATAACCATCTAGATCAATGTACTTAATAGTATCTAAACCTTTTTCTGTAACTTCTACAATGCAATTCCTATAATAGCAGTATGCTGCTTCTCTAGTATCTTGCTTCATAGATACCGAGATAGCATCTAAAATGTTTAAATAATCTTCTTTAAAGTATCTAGTATTTACTGCTAAGAACTCATAAACCTCAGTTTGTTTAGATTCTTCCAACTCCTTTAATAATGTGCTTTTGATTTTGTCCTCTGTTGTGAAGTCTATTAAGTTAGATTCAACCTTTACAAATACAAAAGACTCAGAGCCTTCTGGATAGAATTTATAATATCCTTTCTGCCTTAAATAGTCTTTAAGTTTTTTGGATATAATAGTAACCTTTCCTTTTGAGGAGATAGACCAAAAGATATCAATAGACTCATTCTCTTTAGCCTCTGTGATTACAGTATCAATATCGCTTGGGTCATAACCACGAACAACAAGTTCTTTAGTTAACTTCTCTTCTGACACCCCAGATAAATACTGTCTATTTACATAGTCTGTAATTTGGTTATCCTCAAAGTACTTGGTATCAAATGTAGATTTGGTTTTTCTGTAAGCGGATTGAATAGTTCTTTGGATTTCTTTCTTAGTAAAGTCTTCCTCTATAAACTTATTGAAGTGAGATTCACAACCATATTGGTCAATACCAAATTCAGAGAAGGCACAAGCTAACTTAAAGATATTAGAGTTTCTTTCTCCAGATACATTACCAAAGTTTTTATCAAACCATTTGTCTAGTCTCTTTATAATTTCTCCTTTCTCTTTTAGAGGAACTTTAAAAGAATCTGTATCATGGTATAAATATTCTTTAGTATCTATGATTTCCTTAAAAACCTCTGATTCTTTATTTACATAAATATTAGGATCAAAAGATTCATAACATACCCTACTAACATCACTTCCAGATATATCGAAGTGTGAGGTGTTAAAATACTCTTTTAGAGCATCAAAGTATTTCTTATGATTATGAGTTTCAGCTGGTATTTTAACCAACACTTTTAACCCATTTCCAGAAGGAGATATAAAGCAACAATATACAAATTTATCTTGTAAGAAACTAGCTTTAAAGTCTAATAAATCTTGGTTATTTTTAAAATCATCAAAATCTAAACAAACCAATCCAGAGTGTTTAATTATCTTCTTTGCTGAACGTTCTCTAAAAGTTCCAGAGAAGCAGATGGAAGGTAAATTCTTTTTTAGTTCTTGTCTGTTCTTCTTTTCCTTTTCATTTCTTATAGCTGAAACCTTCTCTTTAGAATCCCCATTTTTAATCCGTAACAACACATCATCAATATTCAGATGATAAGGTGTATTGGTTTCTTTTATGTTCTTAAAAAGCGTGATTGTCATTTTTTTATTATTTTGCAACACTTTACTGTTGCGTTAGTACACTTTATTTTATAAAGTGTTGCGTTAACAAACCCTTATGTTTATTAGGTTTTTACCTCTCAACAACACTTGCAACACTTTAAAAAAATTTTTGAAAAACTTTTTTTTTTTTTATTTTTTTTTTTTT